AGAAATACAGAATAAACTTAAAGACATTAAAACAGCATTTAGTGATGCTGAAAAAGAAGCACTTGCTATTAGAGATGAAATCAAAGTTTATTACAATGTTAATGATGAGGAATTAAAAGCACATACTCCGGGGTTCGATCCAAAGAAAGTTGAAAGTCCTGTTCCGACAGAACGTAAAGAAAATGCTGACGCAACTTACAAAACAACCCCTGCAAAACAAATTGATTGGAGTATATGGGGCGATAAGGCCAAAGTAACACCTGCAGGAGATTTTGATGAAGGCACGCCAAACATAACACTAGAAAAACAAGGTGAAATCAACGAGAGAATAAAAGCATACAACGGAAAACTTAGATCATTGGAAGGGTTGAAAAACCAACAATACCTACTTGAGAAAGAGTTAAAAAATCTAAAAGAAGCAAAAGGTGTAATTTATACACAGTCTTATACACGTTATGGTAAGAATGCACCAAGTTGGCAGTTTAGAAAAGGTAGTACATTACAAGATAATATTCATAACATTATTTTAGACAGTGATTATGCATCAAACTTAACTAAACCTGAAGATCAAAAAGCATATAAAGAAACAGGGTTCTTCCAGTGGTACAAAGTTGATATTATTCCTGAGCAGGTTGGATACGATACTGCTATTAATCAATATGTTTTCGAATATCATTTTATTGTTATACCATATAGATGTCATATTAGTCAATTACCAGGAGTACAAGATGTTGGATACAATTATGATAAAGCCAAAGAAGAAGCCGTTAGAGAGTACAATTATATCTATACTGGAAAAAATTTAGATGTAATGAAATTTAATTTAGATTTTGATAATTTATATCTTGCGGCACCTGCTATGTTTAAAGCACCAGAAAAGGCTCCAGGTAGTACGTCAACTGCGGCTGAAAATCAAACATATCTAAGTAGTCCACAAGAAGTTTTAAATGCGGCCAAAGAAAATAGAGTTGGTAATCAAGGAAGCAGTTACGCACAATCAAAAGATACTCCAACAGCAAATGCTTCTAGACCTACTAATAGAGGTGAAGTCGCAAAAGCATTACATGATGCACTATATAATAATCCGGCTAACTCGGCATTATTAAAAGCAGAAATGACTATTGTAGGCGATCCTGTATATTTGTTAAGTGCAAATATTAATAAACGTGTACGACTTGAAGCAGACGAAATAGAAACTGTAGACGGCGAAGCAAATGCATTTACAAGACAATGTGATGTTATATTTAATTTTGGTACGGCATTGGATTATCCTACTCGACAAGAAATACAAAATGGTCAGAACACAATGATTCTTCAGCCTAGTTATTACAGCGGAGTATACCAAGTAACTAGAGTTCAGAATATTTTTAGTGAAGGAGTTTTCCAACAAGAATTGACATTGATTAGACGTCCTAATCAAGCAAACGATTATACACAGCCTAGAGCAATTGAAGTGAATGTTCCAGAAGATAAAACAGATAAGTCTACACAAGGTACAGATAAACCAGACGAACAGAAAAAAACACCAGTAGCAAAACTTCCTAAAACAGATGAGCAGAAAAGTGCGGCCGCGGCCCTATCAACTAGTGCAAACCCTGTAGCGAAACTAAAAGAAACAGCAAAACTACCAGAATTACCAGCGATACCTGGAGCAGGAGCAGTAACTAATGTATTCACACAGGATGCGGCTACAACAAATATTGCTGATGCTGATGCTAAAACACAAGCGTTATTTGCTCAAGGAATAGTTGGACAAGTTACTAATGCCGATGGCACTGTAACAAATATTTTCCGGGAAGGTTTTGATGAAAACGGCCGTATAGAATCAGTAGAAGGAGACGATGATGAATAGTAATTTAGGACAAGACGATGCCTAGTTTTTACGATAAGAAACAAAAAAATCAATCGCAGATACCCAGTCATCGTGCTGATAAATTTGTTGAAGCATTAGGCGGTGGCCCATATATTGCAACAGTTGAAAGAAATTCAGACTATCGTAAAACAGGAAAATTAGAAGTAAGTCTAGAAGATGTCAATCCTCAAAATAGAGATGTCGAAGATAATAGAATTACAGTCCAAGTAATGTTACCTTACTATAGTGTTAAGGATTATAAGGACTCAGGACAAGTTCCAAATGAATACGATGGCACACAACAAAGCAGTGGTATGATTTTTCCAGCACCAAGAATTGGAACACGTGGTATAGTAATTTTAATTGGCGGCAGTATGCAAAAAGGTGTTTGGATCGGCGGCCTGATTGAAGAAGAAATGAATCATATGATTCCTGATTATGCGGCCAGAACAGATGTTGCTGTTGAATCTGATGTTTACAATGCATACGGTCCACCACTTAACGGATTACCTGTTGGAAACTATAATAAAAAATCTTTTGTTGGACAAGTAACCGCTGATAAAGTTAAGTATCCTGTTCATCCTATAGCAGATAGGTTAAAGGAACAAGGATTACTAAATGATGTAGCAAGGGGATTGACATCTAGTTCACATCAGCGTGAAGCAGTAAATTCAATATTTGGTGTTAACACTCCGGGAAAATATGTTGGTAATACACAAATTACTGGTGCCGACCGAGGTGAAAAACGAGTAACACAACGTGGTGGCCATGTTTTTGTAATGGATGACGGAAACACCGAAGGCGAAAATAATTTAGTTAGATTGCGTACACAAGGAGGTCATCAAATATTACTAAATGATACTGATGATTTAATTTACATTGGTAATTCTCGAGGAACTGCTTGGATCGAATTAACATCAGATGGTAAGATTGATGTGTTTGCACAAGATAGTATTAGTCTTAGAACAGAAGCAGACTTTAACTTTTTTGCTAATAGAGATGTTAATATCGAAGCAAAACGTAATCTTAATATGAAGGCAGGAAATTTCCATCGTACAGAAACTACAGAATTGAGACAAATGGTGACTGGTAGAATGCGTACTGAAGTCAAACAAGATTATGATATTAGAAGTTTAAATCTTTCTGCAGATACTGGAAATTTAAGTTTAGTAACAAATAATATAAATGCACAAAATAGACTTGATACAAAATTTACTAGTGGTAATTTTGATCTAGCAAGTATTAATAATACAAGTATTACAGCCGGAACTAGCATCGACTTGAAAGCAAACACAGCACCATTAATACAAGATACCTGGTCAGAGACAGAAGCATATAGCACAGGATACACAGTAACAAAAGATGGAAAATATTATAAAGCAACAACAAGAACACAAGACCCTGATTCTTTAGAACTAGGCGAACCGACTAACACAAAATTTTGGGAAGAAATGGCTAGTCCGTCTAATAAGGCAGGAACAGCAAACGGAGAAATACGTTTAAGTACAGACGGAAATAATATACATGTCAAAACAGATAAAACAGTTTATATTGATGGTACCGAAGCAGTTCACTTAAACCTACCCGGAGCAATTAATGCTATAGTATCAAATAATGCTAGTCCGTCAATCGCAAAACATGTAAGACATCTAGGAGTAATAGTCCATAGTGGTGTTTCAGGCAAAGCAAAATGGGACGAATACAATTACTATGCTTCAGACCAGTTCACAAGTATAATGAAACGTGTGCCTACACATGAACCTTATCCAGAACATGAAAACACTAATCCGTTAGGATCGTCAGCACCAAATACTGACGTAGAGGTATAGGAGTAAATACAAGTATGGCACGCTATAACGATATTACAATTAAACCAAATACATCTCCTGCTAATACAACACAGCAGAATACACGTATCTATAGAGGTATTAGCACAATTGACAGTAATATTTCTAATACTAGTAGGTATGATATTGCTTTGATACGCCAGGATATAATTAATTCTCTTAATATTAGACAGGGAGAAAAGATCAATAATCCAACATTTGGTAGTATCATATGGGATCATCTATATGAACCATTAACTGAAGCATTAAAAGATCGAATAACTGCTAATACACGAGCAGTAGTTGAAGCCGATCCTCGAGTAAGATTAGAAGAATTTGCTATTGATTCTAAAGATTACGGTTTAATAATTATAGTCTCTTTACGTTATATCAAATACAATGTAAGCGAAACACTAAGATTAAACTTTGACCAACAAAACAATTTGTTGTAAGAAATAAACTACGCAGTTAATATAGGAAATAAATACAAATATGGCAACGTATGATAGACAAAATTCGCTTATAGCGAACGAAGATTGGGACAAAATTTACAGAGCGTTTAGCAACGCAGATTTTAGTTCTTATGACTTCCCTACGTTACGTAGAACAATGATTCAATATCTGCGTAACAATTACCCAGAAGATTTTAACGATTACATTGAAAGTTCAGAATATCTTGCACTTATCGATATTATTGCATTTTTAGGACAAAGTTTATCATATAGATTTGATTTAAATGCTAGAGAAAACTTTATTGAATTAGCACAACAGCGTGATAGTGTTTTACGTCTTGCAAGATTAGTTGGATATCAACCAAAAAGAAATGTTCCAGGAAATGGATTACTTAAAGTAGTTGGTATACAAACTACAGAATCTGTTATTGATAGTTTAGGAAATGATGTTTCAAACAGGTTCATTAGTTGGAATGACGATACCAATTCTAATTGGTTAGAGCAATTTACAGCAATTATAAACAGTGCTATGCCAGGAACAACAGTATATGGCAAACCTAATCAATCTCAAAATATTGACGGAGTACAAACAGAGCAATACCGATTGAATACACAGAACACAGATGTACCTTTGTACAACTTTGCAAAAAGTATTGGTGGCAGAAGTATGGGATTTGAAGTAGTAAGTGTTGGGATTAATGAAGGTCAACTTGAAGAAGAAACTCCGTTACCGGGAAGAAGTTTAGGATTATTATATCAAAATGATTCAAGAGGTAATAGTTCACCTAATACAGGTTGGTTCTTTCATTTTAAACAAGGACAATTAAATTCTTCTCCGTTTAACATTACTCAACCTAGTCCAAACGAAATTGTAAACATTGATGTTCCTAACATTAACAACAACGATGTTTGGTTATGGCAACTGAATAGAAACAATGCTCCGCAAACTGAATGGACGAAACTTAATAGTGTTTATGGTAGTAATGTAATCTATAATAGTATTAATAAAAACACAAGAACACTTTATACAGTTGTATCAAGAGATAATGATCAAGTAAGTATAAATTTTGCAGACGGAAACTTTGGTGATTTACCAAGAGGTGGATTTCAAGTTTATTATAGAACATCAAACGGTTTAAGTTATAGTATTCGTCCAAGCGATATGCAAGGTATTGTTTTACAAATTCCTTACTTTAACAAACGTGGACAAGCAAACACATTAACAATTCAAATGGGATTACAATCAACTGTAACAAATGCGAATACAGCAGAATCAACAGACGATATTAGAATTAATGCTCCACAAGCATATTACACACAAAACAGAATGATTACTGGTGAGGATTACAATACATTTCCTTTAACAGCAAGTCCTAATGTTATTAAAGTAAAAGCAGTTAACAGAATAAGTTCTGGTATCTCTCGTGAATACGAAATTACAGATCCAACAGGAAAATATTCTAGCACAAACATTATTGCAGACGATGGAATAATTTATAAAAATTATTTTGAAACAGATGTAACATATACTTTTCAAACTAGAAATGATATCTTAGGTATTATTAGAAATAATGTAGAAACGATTGTAGACAGTTTACCTACAAAAGCATTTTACTATGATAAGTTTCCTCGAATCAATACCGGTGATATTAATATCGAATGGGTAAGAAGCACAGAATTACCAGACGGCAGTACAGGATACTTTAGAAATAGTTTAACAGGAGCACCGATTACAGTCGGTAGTTTCACAAGTAATAACTTCAAGTATGTATTACCTAATACACTTATTAAGTTTTTACCGCCAACTGGAAAATACTTTTTACCAGACGGTACACTTACAACAACAAAAAGTAAAGTGACGTCTAGTTATATTTGGTCACGCACAGCCGGAGTTGCAGGTGACGGATCGAACAATGGTAAAGGCAATTTAGATGACGGATCAGGACCGATTACATTTACTGAAAATATTCCAAGTACTGCGATACCAACTACAGTAATGCCAAATATTGTTACAAACTTGCCTGTACAGTTAGAAACACAAATTGTAGACTTAATGTTTAACTATAAAACATTTGGTATTCGTTATGATCAAGAATCACTTGAATGGAAAATTATTGCAAATGCTAATCTAAATACAAAAGATGATTTTAGTTTAGAACGTCAAGGAGATACTACAGGCGCAAAACTTGATAAGAGTTGGTTTGTATTATTTGAAACTGACGGTGAAACATACACAATTACATACCGTGGATTGGATTATAGATTTGAAAGTGAACAATTAGTTCAGTTTTTTGTTGATAGAGGACAAAAGAAATATGATAACAAAACAGGTAAAGTAATTAAAGACCAAATAAAAGTATTAAAAGTTAATGAAGATCCTGTTGCTGATGCTATTTTATCAAAAGACTATCAATGGGAAATTGTTGGTGGTGTAAGAAACACAGACGGATTTGAAGAAACTAACAAAGTAAGAATTAACTTTTATGATTCAGATGATGACGGAATGATTGACGATCCTGATTCATTTTTAAATATTGTAAAACCTGAAAACCTTGATGCTAACAATTATAAAGACAAGTTTGTGTTCTTTAAAACCACAACATTAGAAGGTATCACAACAACACAAAAACAAAATGCAGGTAATTTTATTATCTTTGATAAAGAAACAAATGTTATTAATTTAACACAGTATGAAAATAATCAATTATTTTACTTTTATGATGATAGAGAAGATGTTGTTAAGAGATATAATACAACTACAGGTACACTAGATATTGCAACTGAATTTTTTGCTAGAAGTGGCAGAGACGGACTAAAGTTCCAGTACATTCATAATGCAGAAAATGATAGACGTATTGATCCGAGCAAAACAAACATTATTGATTTATATGTATTAAACAAAAATTATGATAATGATTTTAGAGCATATATCAATACTGGCGGGTCGATACCGCAAGTACCAACTAGTGAAGGTATTAGAAAAGATCTTGCGCCGATACTTGATGATGTGAAAAGTGTAAGTGATGAAATAATTTATCATCCAGTAAAATATAGACCTTTATTTGGTGCTGATGCAGACAGTGGACTACAAGCAAATTTTAAAGTAGTAAAAAGTAAAGGAAGTACAATTAGCGATAACGAAATAAAAAGTAGAGCAATTACTTCCATGAATGATTTTTTTAATATTGATAATTGGGACTTTGGTGATAGTTTTTATTTTACTGAACTTGCAACATATGTTCAACAGCAGTTGGCACCCGAAGTTGCAAACTTTGTAATTGTTCCAAGAAGTTCAGCACAGTCATTTGGTAGTTTATTTCAAATAACAAGTAAATCAGATGAAATTTTGATTAGTACTGCTCAAGTTGAAGATGTTGATATTATTGATCAAATTACAGCAAGTAATCTTAAAGCGGCAGGCAATGTTGTAACTGCTATTGATTCTACAGGAGATATTACAGTGAGTAATCCAACCAGTAATGGTACAGTAACCACGACGACATCAACAAGTACTAGTACAGGTTCGTCGGGGTTCGGTAATGGCGGATATTAGAGGTTATTTGAATGGCATTCGATGAAAACAATAATGTACCAGTAGACGAATCAAACAAAGATAGTAGACGTAATAGTGCTGATCTGCTACCTATGTTTTTCCGTACAGAAACTAATAAAAAGTTCCTTGGAGCAACATTAGATACATTAATTTCTAATGGAAATTTAGAAAGACTAAACGGATTCATAGGTGAACGAGATGTTAGAAATGCAACAGTTACTGACACATACCTAAACGAACCAACAGAAAAAAGAAAACGTTATAATCTTTTACCTAGTGCTATTAGATCAGATGCATACACGGGTAAGAATACATGGTCAGGAACTTATGATGACCTGCTTAATCAAATAGAATTTTACGGTGGCAAAACAAATAATCACGACAGACTATTTGAATCAGAATACTATGCATGGAATCCATTATTTGACTTTGATAAATTTGTAAACTACAGACAATATTATTGGTTACCGTACGGTCCTGCACCGGTAAGTGTAAGCGGATCACCGGGCGGAGATATAAGCCAATTTACAGTTACAAATAAAGAAACAGGTGCTTATGTTTTTACACCAAACGGATATACAGAAAATCCTACACTAGTTTTATATAGAGGAGCAACTTATAAATTTAATATCAATGCTCCCGGACATCCATTCAATATTAAGACAGCACTAACGACAGGGATTGGTGATAGATATTCTAGCGGAGTAGAAAATAACGGAGACGATAACGGAACAGTAACATTTACAGTACCAGTAAATGCTCCTGATCAGTTATACTACTCATGTAGCAATCATCAAACAATGCAAGGTAGATTTGAAATTAGAAATACTTCAGATGATCTAAGTATTAATGTTACTGAGGAAATTATTGGCAAAGCAACATACACAAGTAAGAATAAAATTACACTTACTAATGGTATGAAAATTAATTTTGTCGGTGATGTAACTCCAACAACATATCGAAATGCTAACTTTTATGTTGAAGGTGTAGGCGACGAAATTAGACTTATTCCAGAACAAGAACTAGTAACACCAGAAGGCTATGCACAAAATGCAGAATATGAGTTTGACATCGACCCGTTTGACGATACACCATACGATGATGTTGCAAATGCACCGTTAGCGCCGGATTATATAACTATTAACCGTGGCGCACAAGATAGAAATCCGTGGTCAAGATATAATAGATGGATACACAAAGATGTTATCGAACAGGGTGCAAAGTATAACGGAACTGTTGCAGTCCTTGATGAAAACTTTAGAGCCACAAGACCAATTTTAGAATTTAACAGCGATTTACAATTATATAATTTTGGTGTAAAACATACTTACAACATTGATTTAATTGATACTATTACTACAGACGCTATGAGCGAAGTTGAAGGTAGTATTGGTTACTATGTTGATAGTGTGCATTTAGAAAATAATATGTTAGTATCATTTACTGCTGACAGAGACATTACAGTTAACAGTAAAATTTTCAAAGTTCAGTTTGTAGAACACAACGGTGTAAGTAGGATTCATCTAGAAGAAATTTATACACCTGTTGCAGGAGATTCGATTTTAGTTAAAAGCGGTACCAAGGAACAAGGAACAAGTTGGTTTGTTAAAGACAAAGCACTTATAAAAGGTCAAGTAAAAACAGATCGTAATGTAAGTCCTAAATTTGAATTATATGATACTAGCGGAGTTGCATTTAGTGATGAAACAACTTACGTCAGCACTACATTTACAGGAAACGAAATTGCAAGTTATAACACCGGTACAGGTAGTAATGATACTGTATTAGGGTTTCCTATTGCATATCAAAATATTAACAATGTTGGAGATATACAATTTAATTTTAATTGGGATAGTAATAGTTTTGATTATGAATTAAACGGATTTTTTACAACAGTGGATACTGCTTCGGGTTTAATTAAAAAGAACTACAGCGACGGAACACATAAATTTTTAAGTGGTTGGCAATTAGTTGATAACAAAACAACACGCCAACGTGTAAAACAAATTAAAGACACAAATGTTGATATCAGTGAAATTAATATCGACTGTATCGATAATGCTTATAAATGGAATATTGATGTTGTTGTTGAATACGGTGATAATATATTAAAGAATAATAACGGTTTTATAGTTGAAGTTAATCAATTAAAGAAAACATATAAATTAATTTTTGATAAACCAATTCCTGCAGGCACAAGATTTGTTATTAAAGTGTTAACAGATCAACCTGCAAATGCTAATGGATTTTATGAGCCACCAATTAATTTAACAAACAATAGTGAAAATAATGATCTAAACTTTTTTACACTAGGTAGTGTTACTGATCATTTTAGAACAATTTTTGAAGATAACAGTAATATTACTGGGGTAGCAAACGGTGCTAACAATTCGCGAGACATACCTAATATTTTTGTTAATGGATCTAGATATGTAAAACATAAAGGAAGTATTTTTCCTGCAATGATACATGTAATTGAAGGCGAAGCAGGACTTATTAATGCTGTAAGAAAAAATGCTAGAGATTACAATAATTTTAAAGAACAATTTTTAACAATAGGATTACAACGATCACAAGGAACAAATAATGTTAGAGAAGATGTTGATAACATCTTATATGAATTAGGAGTATCGAAAACTCCTGAAAATTCATATTACTATGCTGATATGGCTGGGTACGGACGTAAGAAAACAGTCAAAGAATATACTGTAAAAACAATTACACAGAATGTATTTGGTATTGATAATAGTTTTGACATTACAAAGATTCAAGATAGAGCAGTTTACGTTTATCTAAATGAAGAACATCTAACATATAATAATGATTATGTATTTGATGCTGTTGATAACATTGTAACAGTAAAAAGAACTTTAGCCGAAGGCGACAAAGTTACTATCATTGATTACGATACTGTTGGAAACGTAATACCTGTTACTCCTACAAAGTTAGGATTATATCCAAAGTATCAACCTATTAGATATACAGACGACACATACTTAGAAAGTGTTGAAGTAATACAAGGCCATGACGGAAGTATAACAAGAGTTTATGGAGATTATCGAGACGATCTATTAATAGAATTAGAAAAAAGAATTTATAATAATATTAAAGTTGATTATAATAAAACAGTATTTGATATTAACAAACATATTCCTGGACAATATCGAAACAACAATTATACTAGACAAGAATTTGATAGTGTTTTAAGAAAAGATTTTAGTTACTGGAAACACACATATGATGTCGATTATGAAACAAATGATACAACAAATGATAGTGTAAGTTGGAGTTACAACTTCGGTTCGTTTGTAGACCAGGATGGCACTTTGTTACCAGGACATTGGAAAGGTATATACAAACTTTACTTTGATACGTATCGTCCTCATTCACATCCGTGGGAAATGTTAGGTATGAGTGTCAAACCTACTTGGTGGGAAGACACTTACGGTCCTGCACCATATACTTCAGGAAATAAGATCTTGTGGGGAGACCTAGAAAACGGAACTATTAAAGACCCAAGCAACAAGCGTACCGATCCCATTTATGCAAGACCGGGATTAAGTAATAATCTTCCTGTTGATGAATACGGTGATCTAGTTCAACCAACAAAGATTAATATTGTCAAAAATTTACAAATCACACAAGTTAAAACACCGTGGAAGTTTGGTGATAGCGGCCCAGCAGAAAATAGTTGGCGTGTAAGCAGTTGGTATCCCTACGCAATGCAAATTGCAATGGCACTAACAGTACCTGCTAGATATTTTGGGTCATTGTTTGATACAAGTCAAAACACAGTAGCGGCAAGCGGAAACATTGTTTACAAAACTACAGGAAAAATTCCTTCCTTAAAAGATTATCGAATTGACGGGTTATTGTATAATAACATAAGATTTAAAGGTTTAGGTTATCATAGTTTTATTAGTGATTACGAAAAAGGTCAAGGTCTCAATGTTCAGGATCGATACTTAGATTTCTTGCAAAATACTAGTATGAATATTGCATACAAATTAGGAGGTTTTGCAAATAAAAACAGATTAAGAGTATTAGCAGAAAGTTCTAATCCAAATGCAGTTGATAATAGTATCTTTTTACCAAGCGAAAACTATCAATTAATGTTACGTAAAAGTAATCCTATTGATAGTGTAAGGATTAGTGGTATAATTGTTGAAAAGAAATCAGACGGATTTGTTGTTCGAGGATATGATAAGTTTGAACCGCACTTTAAAATCCTTGCCGGAATTAGAGGTAACAACGATCCAGTAGAACGTATTGGTGGCAAAACAGCAAAATTTGTTATTTGGCAAGATGGAAAGTTTTTTGGAACTGGACAAATTGTAGAATACGCAGGAAACTACTATAGAACAAAAATAAGTCACACAAGTTCTGCTGAATTTGAAAATGAAAAATTTCAAGTATTGCCAGAGTTACCAATCAGTGGCGGAGCCGAAGTAGAAAGATTTACTAGGTTTGAATCAAGAGTAACAGAAATACCTTACGGAACAAAATTTGCAAGAGTACAACAAGTATATGATGTGATCCTTGGGTATGGCGAATATTTAAAATCACAAGGGTTTGTTTTTGATAAGTTTCAAACAGATTCTAAACAAGTTCAAAACTGGAGATTAAGTGGACAAGAATTTTTATTCTGGACAACACAAAACTTTAATGAAGATTCTGTAATTGCACTATCTCCGTTTGCTGACGAACTAAGTTACAACTATAGACCGGGCGTAGTTGATAATGTTTTAAACAGTTTCTATGAATATAGTTTGCTATCACAAGATGCTAATTCCTTGCCAAAAGATGTATTAACTACTTCTAGAAGCGGTGGCAAGTTTGTGTTAAAAACAAAAGATTCACAACTTGGTATATTCTTTGCAGTATTGAATGTTGTACAATACGAACACATTATCGTATTCGACGACAGAAGTAATTTTGGTGATATCATCTATGATCAAGAAGCAGGATATAGACAAAGACGTATCAAATTAATTGGGTTTAAAACTGCCGACTGGGATGGCGATTATGTTTCACCAGGTTTCATATATGACGAAGCAACTATTACTGATTGGATTGCAAAAAAAGACTATAACCTGGGTGATGTAGTAAGATTTAAAAATAGATACTATAGTGCTAAAAGATTTTTACCAGGCGAACCAACATTTATATTTGATGATTGGTTGTTTATTGGCAATAAACCAGTAGCAGAATTATTGCCTAACTTAAACTATAAGGCAGTAAGTTACGAGGATTTTTATAGTTTAGAAAATGAAAACTTTGACAACGAAGCATCTAAATTAGCACAGCATCTAATTGGGTATCAAAAACGTTTATACCTTGATAATCTTATTAAAGATGAAGTTTCACAATATAAATTCTATCAAGGATTCATTAAGCAAAAAGGAACTACATCTGCTCTTAACGCAATTCAAAGATTAAATATTGACGGTGTATTAAATGACATTTCATTACAAGAAAACTGGGCATTTAAGATCGGTAGTTTGGGAAGTAACTCTACTATTAAAGAAATAGAATTACCGTTGCAGGAAACGTTGAATGTTGAAAATCCTCAATCTTTTGAATTTGTTTCTAATAGATTAACTGAGCAAACAAGTTCAAATGTTATAAAAGTTTTACCGCAAGATTTAAGTGTAAAACCTTCGGATTTTAATAATAATCCATGGCCACAATACGACATTACGCAAGATGGTACAAGTTTATCCAACGTAATGAAGTTACCATACGCAGGATATTCAAGAATTGAAGATGTAACACTTACTCTATTCAGCAAGGATTCTTTAATTACAGATACATCAGTTCCGTTACTAGATGTTGACGACAGTATTTGGATAGCAAATGATGATAACGGAACTTGGGCAATTTATAGAGTTTCTGCAAATAAAGCAAGACTTATACAAACAGATGAAGTAAAAGTATCAGCGTCAAATAATCAATTAACATTGCACACTGATATTCCGCACGGACTTGCAGTTAATGATGTTATTAGTATTAAAGATTTTGATTCACAAATTAATGGAGTTCATAGAGTACTTGAGGTTGACGATTTAACGACCTTTAAGATTCCTACAACATTAACAACTGTAGCACTTTCCGAAGATAGTGCAACAGGGTCAATTTTACAATTTGATAATGTAAGAGTTGGCTCAATTAATGATATTAATGATGTTAAAAACATCGGTGTACTTAATGCAGGAAATAAAATTTTCGTAGACGAAACTGGTAGTGGTTGGGCGATTTACGAGAAGCAATCGATTTTTGAAGAGTATAATTTTGGAAGTATTAGTCAAGAAGATTCAATACAATATGGTAGTTCTATTGCATTTGGCGATCAAGGAAGATTGATAGTTGTTGGTGCACCAAACTTTATTGACGAAGGTTCTATAAACATTATTCGAAGGAAAACAAATGTAGATACTGCTACATTAGAACAGGTACAAGGTTATACAATAAGTGAAAACACATCAGACAATCTTGCTGGCGGCGCCAAACCAGGATTTGGTACTAGTGTTGCTGTTTCGTCCGATGGAACATTTATTGTAGGCGGAGCACCGAATGCAAGTTATGTTAAAGAAACAAATAACCCAGAAAAAGATGCTAGATTTATTGAAGCAAAAATAGATTCACCGGCAAGCAATAGACTTAACCAAGGTATTATTAAAATATCAAAACTTAATACAACAAACGGAGAATATGAACCAGAATATGTACTTGCAAGTCAAGTGCCAACAGCAAATGAGTTATTCGGCCAACAAGTATTAGTAAGTAACCAACGAATCATTGTTAGTGCTCCGGGTGCAGATAGTAAAAAAGGAAAATTATATGTCTACGATAGACAAGTACAGTCCGACGGTAGCACAGTTGACTGGGATATTCCTAATGACCAAAAAGAAATTATATTACCTAATGCAGTAGCAGGAGACCAATTTGGTCAAAGCATGGCTGGTAGTAAAGATTTAGAATATATTGTTGTTGGCATTCCAGGTAGAGAAGAATCTGCAGATTTAGATAGTACACTAAACAGTGGTGCTGTTGCAATTTATAGATGGAACGGACAACAGTATGAATTATTACAAGAAATCAATGTAAACACACTTTTACGTAATGAACTAAAAGGGTTTGATCAGTTTGGTACTAGTGTAGATATTAGTGATGACGGAAAAGTTATTATTGTTGGTGCTCCGTTCAGCGATAGTGTATACAGCAATCAAGGTAAAGCATATATCTTTGAGATGGACACTACAGACAGTACTGTTGGAATATATGCACTAAGTCAGGTAATTACAAGTCCAGTTGCATCCGGTGGAGAAAGATTTGGATCTAACGTTGCTATAAATCCAGCAGGAACAAGTTTTGCAGTACAAGGAATTGCCGGCGCAAGTAGAGTTGAAATTCCAATGATTGACGGAACAACGTTTGATAGCGGCAGTATGAAAATTGTTAAAACACAAACCGGTTCTGGTGCAGTTTACACTTATTCAAAATTGGGTACAAAATTTGTATTCGGACAAAATGTATCTAGTTCTGTATTACAATCAAACGACGGGTTTGGTAATGGATTAGCCTACAGTGAAACAAGTTTGTTTATCGGTGCACCAGCGGCAATTGGATACAGAACTGCTAGAACAGGATCGTTGTTCGTATATTCTAAAAACGGAACTGCTGGTTGGAATAGAATTAGAGAACAAGATAGTTTAACTAACCCGTTTAGTGTCGAAAAGGCATTTACATATAGAACAGATGAACAGCGTGTAATTGACTTTTTAGAAACATTTGATCCTATTAAAGGAAAAATTCCATATCTTGCTGATGCAGAAATTAAGTTTAAATCAACAAAGGATCCGGCAACATATACATTTAGTAACTTGAGTACAGTGCATGTAGATGAAGGAACTCATTGGACAGATCTACATGTTGGCGATTTATGGTGGGATTTATCATCAGTTAGATACTTGTGGTATGAACAAGGTGATATAGAATATAGAACAAACAATTGGGGAGCAACTTTTCCTGGGTCAAGTATTGACATTTATGAATGGGTTAGTACAGACTTAACCCCGGCTGAATGGAATGAAATCGCAGACACTAATGAAGGTATCTCTTTAGGATTTAGTGGTACAACGAAGTATGATGAAAATACATATACTATAAAAAGAATTTATAATTCAAAAACAGGAACGTTTACTAGTAGATATTATTATTGGGTTAGAAACAGTGCAATTATTCCAGTAGAAAATCAAACTAGAAAATTACCGGCTAGTGAAGTTGCTAGAATTATTGAAAATCCTAGAGCATATGGTATTAAGACTTTACAGTTATTAGACACAAATAGTTTTAGTATTACTAATATAAAAACAACATTAAGTGACAATGATGTAAGTTTATCAGTACAATACAGAAATGTAGATACTGATATACCACAACATAATGAATGGTTGATTATTAGTCCTGATCAGGATGCAAAAATTGATAATGAATTGTTAATCAAAAAAATGATTGACAGTTTAGTAGGTTTTGATACTGACGGTAACGCAGTACCGGATCCGTTGCTTCCACCACAGAAGAAATACGGATTACAAATTAGACCAAGACAAACAATTTTTGTTAATAAGCAGGATGCACTTAAAGTATTGATTGGTTATGTTAATGACTTGTGTGCAAAAAATAGAATTGCAGACTTAAAAGATATTACTAGATTAAATGACAGCGATCCTTTACCAAACACTGCTAGTGGACGCTTTGATATATCAGTTGATGAAAATGCTGATCTACAAGAAATCAAAACTCAAGATTTAATACAAGCAAAAGTAACAGCAAATATTACTAATGGAAGAATTAAATCAGTTAATATTGTAGAAAAAGGGTTTGGATATAAAATTGCTCCAGAAATTTTAATTAGTGGCGAAGGTTATGGCGCAAAATTAAAATCTACAATTAATAGTAGTGGACAAGTAACAAATGTTGAAGTTCTTAAAGAAGGTAGAAATTACACTAGAGGTATATTAACTATAAGACCATTTAAAGTTCTTGTTACTACTGACGAAACTGTAGGTAATTCTTGGACAATGTATGAATGGAATAACACTGAGTGGATTAGAACTAATACTCAAATTTATAATGTTAGATCTTTTTGGGAATATAAAGATTACATTATTACAGGTTTCTCAACTGATGAAATTATTGACTTCAAGATTACAGCACCGTATGAATTAAAAACAATTAATCCTGATACAGGAAATTTAATCGAAATTGCAAACGGCGGTGACAACAATAAAATGATTTTACGTAAAGTAGAATCAAATGGAACATTTAATGACGATTATGATTTGATGTATAAGCAAAATGCTACAATCAAATTTAAAGATAGTATATTCAACTATGCTAGAGATAGTTTTGGTTATGCTGGTGATGAAAATTATGATACTAACTTGTTTGACCAACAGCCAAATGACGAAACTAGAATTATTTTTAACACAATTAAAGACTATATTTTTGTAGATGATTTAAAATATGCTTGGAACGAATTATTTTTTATTGCTTTACGTTATAGTATTAGTGAACAAGGATTCTTAGACTGGGCATTTAAAACAAGTTTAATTAATGTAAGAAATAATCTTGGCGGCTTTAGCAGAAAAGTTAATTACAATATTGCTGATCCTGGATACCTAGAAGAATACGTTAAAGAAATTAAACCATATAGTTCGACAATTAAAGAATATGTTGTGGGCTATGATCAACTTGAAAAAAGCAGTATTGGTACTACAGACTTTGACTTACCTAGTTACTATGACGATAATGAACAAAAATTTAAAGTAGTAGGGTTAACAGATTCTAAAATTACAGAACAACCTTATATTAATTGGTTTAACAACTATAAATTCAATGTTGCAAGAATTTCTATTAGTGATCCAGGAGAAGGATATACCCAGACACCTATTATTATTGTTAGTGGTGGACGAGAAAGTAAACCTATTATAACAGAAACAGCACCATATGATAATGTTGTTGATACAGATTATGATAACATTTATGTATATGTTGCAAGTTCAGGCATACCAAATCACTTTTATAACACAACTGGTGTAGAAACACAAAGTTTTGTTTTCCAGATACCGAGACTTTCTACAGTAGACACTGAAAACAAGATTCCAACACCATTAGGGTCGATAGGTGTAGCAAGAAACGGAGTACCATTTTATAATGCAGTTGCAGTTGAAACACAACGCCTAGGCGGAACCGAATACACTCTTAACTCGGTATTTTCACAAATAGAAAATGGAGTAGAAGATGGTAGCGGTCGGTTAGGTCTAGACGGTGTATACAACTATCATGCAGATCCGAAACTGATGTATGAGAAAGATCCTACTGTTCATTCTCCGATACTAGGTTTTGCATTTGATGGACATCCTATCTATGGACCATATGGCTATACAAACAGTAATGATAAAACAATTAAAATTCAAACAAGTAGTTACAAATTAAGATCAATATCTAGAGCAGACGGTAGTACTCCTGATGGTAGATACATAGAAGATTTTGAATATGTTAATGGCTCAGGCGATTTAGATGAATATAATGGTCGATTTATTGTTACACCAGAATATCCAAACGGAACATATGCTTACTTTGTAACAGTCGATCCAGCAGATACAACTAAACCTGTTTATCCTTATATTATCGGATCCGAGTATCATGGAACACCTATTTTACCAAACAGTAATGCTTCTATGCCAGACAGTGATAATATTCCTGCACAAGCAGAAGCACTTATTAGTAGATCAAGTGTTGGAAGTATAGTTCTTACAAATCCTGGTGCAGGATATACCAAAGCACCAACAATTACTATTACCGGCGGTGGCGGAACTGTTACAAGAACAGCCAAAGCAACTGCTATACTTGAAAATAATAGAATTAGAACAAGCAAAACTGATCTTAAATTTGATAGATTACAATCTAAAAAAACAATACAAACAGAACAAGCAAGTGATACATTTACAAGTACGGCAGGACAACTAAAATATAAATTAACATTTTTACCAACATTAGATAAACGACAGTTTACTATTGATATTAATAATGAAACTTTATACATTGAAAACTTCGATATTCAAATAGTTGATGTACCAAATAAAACTTATGCTAAAAAAGAAGGCTATGTTGTTTTCAAAACACCAGCAACTACAAAAAGCACAGTAGTAATCAAATATAAAAAGAATATCGAACTAATGCATGCCGTTGATAGAATTAATTACTATTATAGTCCAACAGAAGGTATGCCAGGCAAAGATCCTGCACAGTTAATGTCAGGAATTGAATTTCCGGGTGTTGAAGTACAAGGGTTAGACTTTGGCGTAAGTGTTGGCTTTGATGGGTTACCTTGGTTCAGTCATGGTTGGGATACTTTCTCAGGTAACAACACAGACTATGCTTTCCGTGCAGACGGTA